TTAAAGGTTAAAATTAACGATTGCACTATACAATAAAAAAATTATGCAAATTAAGCTGGATAAAATACAACCTAAATAATTTTTTAGAAAACTATCTACTCTAATATTATATTGAGATTTAAATTCGACTCCATAAGATGGAATTGCTTTTGAAAAAGTATAATTTGGATTTAGCTCCAATTTTTTACTATTTGAGTTTGTGACTTCTTCTAGAAAAAACCTGTAAAAGCGGGCTGCCTCTTCCCTTTCTAAGCGATGAGCAAATACATGGATCTGTCTGTCTAGCTGTAAATGAACTTCATAAAGTGATTTATACTTATCACGGACTAAATATTCTGCCAGAGCATTTTTTGCTTGTATTAAGGCTTTCACCTCAATACGTGAAATAGGTAAATAAATATTTACACCAAACAATTCACCTGCCAAGCCTTTTTGCATGAAGAATGCCCCTTTTTTCAGGAGGGCTATAATATCAATTAAATATAATACAAGACATAAAAAGTCTTAATTAGTTCTACTACTATGACCTGATGTAAAAACTTAGGGTTTAAAATTGAAAAAACCTCTGATTAAGAGGTTTAATTTATTAGAAAATTTTTGATCTGACAGAATCTCCTGCCAAGTCTCCGTAAAGGCAAAAAATCAGAGTCAATATCACTACAATTGCGATAAATGATAGCCATCTCAAGATTCTCATGACAGCTCCTCATAATTTTATGAGTTTCACTTTTATCAATACAGATATATTTTTAATAATACAATTACTGTGCCTTGTAATAGGTATCAAAGTATTACTTAAACTCTGTGATTCTAGTGGAATGGAAGAAATTTTCTATCTTTATAATCTAATTGTAGCCTGACAATATTCAGTCTTCAGATAATATTATATATAGAATATATGTAGTTTAGTGAGATACCTTGTGTTTTCTATCATACTGGTTATTATAGTTATTTTAGCTTTTTTATTTATTATACAACACTACTTTATAGATAGTCCTAACCTAAACACAGCAGAACAAATATTCTTAATTATTCTTTTTGCTGTGCTGGTTGCTATATTGCGTGGTTTTATTCTTCATAAGAAAAATTTTATATGATTGCATGGCAAAAATACCGTTATATATAGTATATAAGCCATCATTTCGGCTGTTCATAGTCATTCTTCTTAATAAGCCTTATCTAGCGAGGTTTATAGGATGTTATCGATTCTTATCATATATAAAAATGGTGCGCTCGGCGTGCATCTAATTAATATAATAAATTATTGTTATTTAAAAATTAATTTAATAGTAAAAACTCTTGTAACGCAAACTGTAACGCATAAACAAAAATCAATATAGTAATTAAGAAAATTTAGATATGGATCAAAGTTATCAAAAGACCCTAATTCAGGTAATCTAAATCTTATTAAAATTATAATGAATCCTAGGTCAAGTTTATGAGAAAAATATTGTATGCATGCTACTTCGGTATCTTGGCTTTTATATTAACCTCAATGTCTTTGCTTTATCAAAGATATATCCCTGTTGAACGTACAATTGTAGACAGAATTGAGGAAGTACCAAGACTCGCAGGCGGCTTTCCATTTGTGTTTTTAATTGATGGAGATTTCACCTCACCTGGTAACAATATAAGCGCATTATTTATTTTTTGGGATCTAGATGAGTTCCTCTTTAACTACTTTATTCTAGATTACTTATTCTGGTTAGGAATCATATTAGCTTTATATTTTGTGAATAAGAAATTTAAGCTTATATAGTTTTTAAGTTTTATAAAAAGCCCTCACTTGGAGGACTTTACTAGCTAAAGAATCAAATTCACTTTATATAACACTATATGTTACATATTTTTTTGATTTTGATCATTTTGTTGATTCTGCTGACCTGGCATCTGTTGATTTGATTGGCGTTGTTGATCGTTTTGTTGATTCTGCTGACCTGGCATCTGTTGATTTGATTGGCGTTGTTGATCGTTTTGTTGATTCTGCTGACCTGGCATTTGTTGATTTGTTTGGCGTTGTTGATCGTTTTGTTGATTCTGCTGACCTGGCATTTGTTGATTTGTTTGGCGTTGTTGATCGTTTTGCTGACCTTGCTGGTTCTGGTGACGTTGTTGATCATTCTGTTGATTAGTCATTATAATACTTCCTATAAGTTTAAAATTAACAACTAGAATTCTATCTAGCCTATATAGAATACCTGATTGTGCTAACGATATATCTTTCTAATGTTTCAAAATAAAAAAATGTAAATTGTTTAAAAAACTAACTAACTATTAAACAAAAAATTCTAAAATTACTAAAAACATAAGAATTACATTTTTAACCTAAAGTTACTTTTAATTACTTTTATATATTAGCTACTATCTAGACTTCTATTAACAATGAAATCAATTAAAATAATTCTTATATATTTCAATAGAAAAATTAAATTTTATTGATAAAAATAGAGCTACTCAAGGCGGCTTTGTTTTTAAGCATTTTGTATTTTCCTAGTATAGTTTTTCATATAGTAATCATAGTCTTATCTATTTTAATTAAAATAAGTGATATTTCTAGTATTAGAAATATATAAAAAATAATTCATACAAATAGTTAGCCCTCACTTGGAAGGCTTTTTAAAATAACTTTTACAACCACTCATAAAGTTGACACTGACTTTGGGAAGTTCTGGAAATTCTATAGTTGCTATTGAGCATTCTTCTTTAGACTTGAGCTGGTTGTCTCTTGCAAAGGTATAACCTTTATATTCTTCACTACCTTCTTTATACCCATTTAATATTTCAGGTTTGGATGCAATAGCTAGATAACTGTAGAAAGCTATACCTACAACCAATATGACTGAGAGCATTCCCCAGAAACCCTTTGAAATCTTCATTTTTATTCTTCTTTAGTTGAAAGCAGATAATTTACATAAAAGTTGTGATAAGTTTAAGAAAAAAATGACGGATGAATAAAATGAAATTTCTAATGATAGTTTTATTGGGGTTATCGACTACTTCTGCTTTCGCTGTAAAGTGCGCTGACTTTAAGACGCACAAAGAAGCACAAAACTATTTCAATGCCGAGAAACCTGGTTATAAGCGATTAGATCGGGATAGGGATGGTAGTGCTTGTGATTGCCTACCAGGTGGGAATGGCACTCATTGTCCAAGACGACGTTAATAAAAGTATCAACCTCAATAACCATCTATTAAAGATAACAGTTACTATTTGCAGCTGAAGTAATCTTACTAAACCCTATAGATATTGATTACTTGTTATAAACGAATTTAAACATTAATGATTCGATTGAAATTTAAAATAGAAAGCAGCTTAAACTATTTATATTTTTAAACTTAAATTGGATGCCAATATGGAAAATATTTTAAAAGTTGCAATCTTAGTCGTATCTTCAATTGGAGTAGCTCATACATTTGCAAAACCTGTTGAAACACCTATAGTTTTTAAAAAAGGTACGTATGGCACAAAGATTAAGGGGAATTTTAAAGGGTATAATGATGCGCGATATACTGTGCGTGCTCAGCGTGGACAAATTTTAAAATTTAATATCTTAAGTACAAGAGACCTAGCTTATGTTAATGTCTATGCTCCGGGTGACAAACCAGGTGAAGCGGAGGCAATTTATATTGGCTCGACATCAGCAGACTCCACAGGTGAGATCATTCTGCCAGAAACTGGCGTTTATACTATTCAAGTTTATCAGATGAGAAATTCTGCACGTCTAGGTAGAGCAGTAGATTTCAATTTAGATTTAAAAATTCTAAATAATATTAAAAAGTAAGAAAACCAACTCAGAAAAAGCCCGCCTCACCGGGCCTTTTATAAACAGTCAGGCTTCAGTAACCTGAGTCGCTGTTACTCCTGACATAAGAGGCAGATTATAGCGATGCTCAGCCGGTCGTGAAGTTTTGCCATACCAGCGAAATTCCTGAAATTCGGATTCGTCATACAGTGCATAGCAGACCATGTTGGACTGATTGCCGCCCAGACAGACCAGCTTGCCAGTTTTCTGGTCACGTCCAACCACAAAGCACACATGGCCACCACCCTTTCGAGTTTTTACTGCCACACACCCATACGCCGGTTTATATAGACGTGCACCATAATTTACATAATCTAGTGCGCGGTACCAGTGTTTTGGATAAGCTACTCCAGCCTGTTTTAAGCACCACGCAATAAAAGTGCCGCACCACGCTGTCTCGTCTTCAGCCCACCACGCTTTAAGACTCTTTAGCCATTTTAGAATAGTCGGGTTATGGGCTGTCTTGCTGGTATTTTCACGTAAACCAATGTGCTTTTTAGCTTCAATGATCCAGGGTAAATCATAACTTTGGGTAACCTGTGGAGTAGCAGCCAGCAGCGTATTAATACCTGTCAACTGTGGACCTTCAGCAAGTTCCGGTTGTGCAAATTTTTTACCGATATGAGCCAAGCCCGGCAATACCAGACATGTGATAATAAAATGGTACTGCAAAGGAATAATGTGATAATCCAGTGCCCATTGCAGTACAAAAAGCAACAGTGAAATGACCGCGCCCAGATAGGGTAGTTTTACCGCAAGATATCTCAATGCATTTTCATTTATTAAAATCATTTTCCACTCCAGTGAGTTACTTTGTTTTTTAACCAGCTTTCGATAAATGAACTGCCCATAATTCCTAAGGCCGTTGCGATGGCTATGAGTGCCAGTGGATGAATATCGGGAATCTGTAGCAGTACACCTCCTGCCAGTACTGAAGATGCTGATCCCAGAATGGAACGGCCCAATACCAGCCGTGTTGTCAGCTTTTCATCTGATGCCAACAGTTTGGCCAAGCCAATAACTGCGCCAATACAAACCAGCATCAGAACGGTTTTTTCATGCTCCTGCATGAGCTCTCCCTCATTTTTTAGATATAAAAAAAGCACCCCGTAGGGTGCTTAAACTGTTTTACCTTTCTTAAATTTCTATCTGTATGACCCTGCCTTCAGGCGCTGGACGCTTGATTTCATTGTTTGATACAAATACCCGGATACCGGTAGCGTATTTGGTACTGCTGGTGCACAGAACCAATCCGCTACCATCGACCACTAACACTTTATAATTAGGATGATCTGCTGAGGTAATCTGTCCAATAAACTCTGGAGCTTTCGGCAATAGATCGATTAAACGTTGTAATGGATTACTCACGATTGATGCTCTCCACTTTAATACTCTGGTTAATCACTGCATGATTAAATGACACGTTCACCTCATCAATGATGCCCCACCATTCAGCATTAAATGCGACTAGCTCACCAGGTGCACATTCGCTCACATCCGGGCCAATCGGCATCACCAGATTGTGTGTTTCGACCAGACCCGACTTGGCCAGAGTTGCCTTACCAAAACTCCCCATACTCTCAACGGTAAACAGTGGACTGTTCGCTGTTTCCAGCAAAGTATCACCTGCAGTGCCGGTACGCTTGATCTGACCACTTAAGCCAGAGCGGTCATTAGTTAACGTGATACCGTTATAATCAGGATAAGGCTCATAATCGGTAGACTGCTCTGTGACCAGACTCTCTGGAATCAGTCGGTCATATTCTTCAACCGTGATTGAATCCCAGAATGTTTTTTTATACTTGGGCTTTATAGTAATGGTATTGCTGCCCTTCTCGCTGTAGACAAAACCTCCTGCAGACTCGGCTATCATTTTGATTACAGCAATGGGGGTCATGTTTGAATAGCTCAGGCTGCCCGCTGGTACGATCCAGCTCAGCTCATCGATCAGCTCCCACTGCAGTGTTGTTGAGCTGTTGACCCGATCCAGTTCAGCCTGACAGAGCTGCCGTGCGGTCCTCTCATTCTCCTGGGTAAATGAGCGTGTCGGTGCATAGGGAGCGTCCAGTAAAGCGGACTGGCTGCGGCCATTCAGGGTATAAGTGGTTTCGGCAAAGCGACGTGAGCGGCTACGGTTTTCAAGCAGCATGTGATGTTCGGTACCATTCACCATAACTCTTAAAATCACAGGTTGACCATTAACTGGCTCTAGTTTCGGTATTTCAGATGCGGGTACGTTCAGGCTATATGACCAGCACCAGCGGCTGCGATCTGTACTATAACTGCCATCATAGACCAGAATGTTCTGGCCATTGTCCAGACGGCTTACGGATAATTCATTCACAATATACCACCAGTTGCGGTTTGACAGGGCTGGAATACAGTCATCTGCCCCGAAATTTAAAATAAGGTTATGTGGATCTGGTTCACTGCACAAGCAAGTAAAGTTCAGGTCAGTCCTGCCCACGTATTCAGGAAGTTCAGGCTGTGGCCAGGGTTGAATCGGATGCTTGTGGTAATGAATGGCTTTAGCTTTATCCCATGCAATGTGGCTGCTGGTAATAAATTCAAGACCCTTATCCCAGTCAAAACTAAAGCGCTTTTCAAAGACGTGGGCTACTTCATACGAATAAGTAAAATTCTTGCGCTTCCGTACCAGCTCCTCCCAATCTGAAATACGGTTGATCCTAAGCTTACTGCTCTCTTCAAAAACTAATATTCGCGCTTTGGCCAGTCTTTTGTTTTTCTGCCAGACGAAATCAGCAGAGCTGACCAGCCCGGTACTTTCTTCATGCTGTAACTGAACCGAGCGGTACAGCAAGGCAGCCTTTTCAAAGCCAAGTAATGCCTGATTACCCAAGCTTAAACTGTGCTCAAAATAAAAGGCGCTGTTATGCGCCTTTGAAATGGGTTTAGCCCAAGGGAGTTTGATTACACTTAAACAGGGCAAGGCCAGTTGATACTCGGCAGTAAGGTAGCGCTCTACGCCCCGGATAAAGTTGATATCAAAGAGCGCATCAATATTTGCCTTAAATCCAGTTTGAATCACTGCATTCAAAGCACAGTATTGATCAATTCTCGTTGCAGTAAATTCAGCAATAAAATCTGTCTGAACTACGACATCTAGCCGAGCAAACTGGCCTGTAACTGCATTAAATTCAGCATTGAAGCCTGTAGCAATCCAGGCATCCAATACATCGTTACTACCGGTAACCGCATCAAACTTAGCAAAGAATGCCGTATTAATAACAGCATCCAGTGATGCCAGAT